CCTCCTGCTGCTCCAACTGATACTCGTCTACCAGCGCGGCAAACTCGTCCATCGGGATATTGGCGTACTGGGCGCGCAGCTCCTGCGGCAGGGTCTTCAGCACTTCCTGCTCGAACTGACGCTGTTTTTCTTCATCGGCAAACCACGCACCGGGTTGCAGGTTATTCGGCATCGGGGAGATATCCGCCGGGGCCTCCGCTTCCATCGCCATCTTCTGCTGCGTGGTGAACCACCTGCCGGTTTCATCCACCCAGATATCCCCTTCGGTTACATCTTCCCCACCCGGAGAGCGATAACTGAACGCCGGGCCGTCCCCGTTCGTGCCGGGGGATATCCTCAGCATCCAGTCATCGGGGATATCCAGTTCCAGACCGGCGCTCCTGATATCATCGATGGTCAGGAACACGTCCTCGCCCGCCGCCAACCGGCTGTCCAGCCCGGGTATCTTTATCTTCCCGATTCCCGGCTCTTGCACGGCTGCCATGCCGCGTCGCTTCTTCAGGTCGTCGAGGAGTTTATTCAGTTCGGATAACGTATCGGTTCTCGTGTCCGGCATTATAAACTTTTCCTCATAGTCGGCCTGCTCTGCCTGGCCGCCATATCCCTCAGCCTGGTGAGCATGGGCATTTTAGACTGGTTATCACTCGGCTGTGCCTTCAATCTCTCGGTTATCCTTTTGCCTATTTCCTCACGGGAGTATCGCTTGTCCATTACTCTCCCCCTGTATCCTCGACCATCGTGCGTTTCAGGTCGGCGGCTTTCTTGGATGAGCTAACCCCTCCGGCGATTACCGGTATCTCCGTTTCACCTGAAGGCTGCTCCACCTGCCCTTGCTGCGGTAACTGGCCGGCCTTCATCTGGTCGAGGGTAATATTCAGATACTGCTCGGCTATCTCTATCTCCGGTGCCACGCTCTCGTCGCCGTCTTCGTAGAGCTTGCTGAGGCTCACTAGCCCGTCGTATATCTGTAATGGCGGCACCAACTGCCGCAACTGCTGCCTCTTGAGCTTGGCCAGGTCACCTTCCGGATCGTCGCGCTTGAGTATGTCGCTCAGGATGGTCAGCTCGTCCAGTACCCCGACGTAGCCCTTGCCTATTGAGAGCCGGGCGTAGTCCGATTCGGGGTTCTTGTTGGTGTAGACAAAGCTGATGTCATACTCACCTTGGAGCTTGGCAGTCTGGTAAACCTTCTTGTGGCCTTTGGCACCCAGTTCTATACTGGACTGCTTGAGGGCCAGTATCTGTGCTATAGCCATCTCGGCGGCCCCCTGCTTCTGCAATCCCCTGGTGCCGAGCCTGGGCATGTAGACCTGTCCCTGCCCCTGTTCAACCTGAAGTAAGGCCACCGCCGATAATCCACCGGAGGGAAGGGCGCCCAGCGTTATCCTGGAAAGGCTACCGTCATCAATGGCACTGTTGATTTCCTGCAACAGCACGAGGGCCGATTGTTTTATCCCCTCGAACTGTATCGGGTGAATGGCGTTTAAATCCTTGACCGGCGTGGCAGCCCCCGGCGCCGTCGCCTTGACGTAAAAATCATTGTCCAGATTGCCATCCGTTTTGACCTGAATGGGCGGCATCACGGCCTCGAAATTCTTGGTCTGGAGGATGCTGACAAGGCGGCTGAATTCGGGTATCAGGTGGCGAATCATAAATAAGTATGACTCACCCTCGTACACGGCATTATCTTCATCCGACAGCATTGAACCGATAGGGACGTTTTGGAAGACCACCGGCACGAAGCCCCATATATTCGCCTGCTCGAACACCAAGTTCTTATCGACGTAGATGTAATTGGCTTTCGGCGTCCAGATTTCGACAGTGACGGCGGACTTGCCGGAGATAGTAAATCCCTGCTCTATCGCCCAGGACTCGCTCTCGATAACGTCCTTTGCCTTTGTCATCTCAAGCCCGGCCTGGGCTATCCCGTCGCTGCCCATAATAACAGTGGTGTATCTCCTGTCCCAGGGCGACATGTCGATATCGATGTAATGCTCGCCGTCCGTGCCGGGAAGTTCCTGGCATAGTACCCTTATCCCCCCGCCGCCGCGCCGGCAGTTGAACTGGTCGAGCACGGGATCGATGCCCCACAATCCCTGTCTGCGCCTCTTAGCATTCACGGAGTCAAATATATCTCTGATAGCATCCTCGATAACGGAGGTGTCAAGGCTCTCGTCGTCGGATTCCACGTATATTTTCTCGTCAGCCTTGTTCAGCGCCGCCTCGACATAGGCGGCGAACACCTGCGGCCTGTTCCCCTGCATGGAGATGACGTTATCGACAGCCTTGCCGGCCTTGTCCTTCATAACGTAATCGACCTTGGTAATCAAATCCTGGTCATCGTCCATGCGTTTGTAGAGGTCGGCCAGCTCTGCCTTTTTTTCGTCGTGCAACTTTAACGGGTCTGCCATGCTAACCTCCGAATCTGTATCGTGACTGGCACGGTGTCAGAGTATTGCTGCCCAGTTTGTGGGATGCTACCCCATACCTTCTTGCATCCATTCCATGCGCCCACTGGTGAGTAGTATCGTCGCTCAGATAAACCCTGCCGGAGACCGGCTCTTTTCGCTTGATATAGCTGAAATTCCTCTGCTCTTTGATGCAATTCAGGCTGCCCTTAGTCCAGTTCTGGTGAAACTGGTTGACCCGCTTTATCCCGTAGGCCACGCTGCCCGGCCCTTTCTCGGTGTCCCGGATATTGAACCCCTTGCGCCTGATTTCCTCCGCGCTTTTCGGTTCGTTCGGGTCGGGGTATATCGGGTCATTGTGCGAAACGTGGAGCAACTCCATCTCCCTAGCAATGTCGTCGTTGGTCATCGGGTCTCGCCGGTAAAACATCTCCTGCGAGTAAAGGTTGCCGCCGATGATGACGTTCTTAACCAGGACAGTCGGGTCGCCGCCCATTTGCAGAGCAGGGTCGGGGTTATAATCGCCGTAGCCGAAGTCCAGCCCGTAGAAATAGTCACCGGACGGCAACTCGTCCACCTGGCCGAAGTAGGGATGCACCAACCCCTCAACCTTTCCCAGCAGCCCCAGCACGTAGATGTTGTTGTAGTTCGGGTCTTTGGAACCGAGGGACTCTATATCCTCACGTTTCCCCGGCGGGATAACATTAATTGCGTCAAGGTAGGTCGAGTGGTCGTAGTCCCATTCGAGGTCGTTTTTGTAATACTCATGCGCCCAGAACTCCGAGCGAGGGTTCCAATCTATGATGGTGAATATGTTGGTGCGGCTTATCAGCTCCCGCGCCGTCTCCCAGGAGAGGGTGTCACCCTCGTTGATGAACAATACCTCGCGTCTCATGCCGAGGGCCTTTTCGTTGTCGGCACTGAGGAACGTCACTGTGCTTTTCCATCCGGGGTGTTTGTAGATGTGGTCGGTCTGGTTATAGCGCGGGTTATTCTCTGCGTTTTCGCCAATGATTTTAAACCAGTCCCGGATGCAGCCACCTTTTAGGTGAGGCACCGACTCCGATACGATGTTGATGTCGATATTATAATCAGTTATTTTGGCAAGGCTGAACAGGAATTGGAGCGCACTAAATGTCTTAGAGCTGTACGTCCCACCTTCCAGCAGAATGCCCTTTTTGCCAGCATCCCACGCCTGCCAGATAGCATCATAGACCTTGGTTGTCTCTAACCCTATCGTATTACTCGTTGCCAACTGCATCGCTGCTACCATTAAAATGATTGTCCTTTGTCGCTGAATTGCTTAGGTAGATAACCCTGATTAAGTTTGCAGATATGATATATATTCGGTTTCCCCTGCCCTGGACGCTCTACCCTAATGAGTTTATGCTTTTGCAATTCCTTAAGTGCTTTTATTGCCGTTCTGGTAGTACAGCACATCTTCTCTGCCAATAGCTTCTGCGAAGGGAAGCATGATTCTTTCTGCCATGCAAACGATAGTAAGAGTATATAGCAGAGCTTTTCATTCGCTCCTAAAACAAGGTCGTATAATACCACGTTCGGCACTTGGGCAAACCCGCCCCGCAAGTTCTCATCATCAAAAACAAGAGTGCCCTCAATTTCCCTTTTTCTTTGTATTATTAACTGGGTATTATTAGTGTGCATTTGGTTCACTTCTAGATATGTCATTTTTTTCACTTCTGCTACGGATTTTCCCTCTCCAACAACCTATCCCCGATTCCCCCCGCATACTTCTCTAGCCGTTTGTTAGCCCTCTGCATAATTTCCTTAGTCTCCGGGTTTCGGACAATGATATTAATAGTC